AGTAATTGAATTAAAAGTAAAAGCAAGGTCATGGACATTCAATGAAATATCAAATCTAATGGTAACAATCGAAGACCTTTCAAATGAAATCTATTCTGAAATGAATTTGATTGAACGATTTGACATGATTAAAGAAACAAAAATCAATGATAGTATGGTTGGCTACTACTATGCTGATGTATTGAGAGAGATGTGCCTTACACACATTAAAGCAGAAGTAGCAGGAACAATAAAAAATATGCTGAATACAGCAACAGTAAATTTTGGAGGAATAAACAATGAAATTTCCGAGAGCAGTTTGGGCGGGAAGCCATCTGAAAAACGCAAGACAAATGAAAAGAAGAATAGTTCTGACGAAAAATGATTATATTAAATTCGTCAAGGACTACAACAATAAGATGAATGTATATACAACTGTATATGATTTTGAGCATTTTAGTGAAACTGCACAGATTGATTCTTCTGTAATTCTAAACAGAATATTTTTGGACTTTGATGGACATAATGATGACCTCGATAAAGCATATCGTGATGTTAAAATAATTATGGATTGGGTTACGGAGAATGACATTATGCATACTTTATTCTTTTCTGGAAGAGGTTTTCATTTATTTTTAGATGGTGAAGAAACTCAAGACATTCGAGATATACAGGCTTATTTTAAAGTCATCAAAAATATCTTAAAAGAAAAGGTAGGCGATGATAATACATTAGATGATAGAGTCGGACAAACAACTCGTTTACGGAGAGTTCCGAATACTGTTAATATGTCATCTTCAGATAAGAATGGTAATTCTCTTTTCTGTATTCCTTTGCTATATGATGACCTTAATTCAAGTCTTGAAGATATTATTCTCTTAGCATCTAAGTCAAGAAGTATTCCCTTTAGAAAGGTTGGTAATACAAAGGTCAAGTTTCCCGAACAACCCCCCATTGAAGCGGTTGAAGGAGAAGTTAGCGTTCCGTTCTATGAAGGGAAACTTCCAATGTTGCCGTGTTTGCATAACGCAGTAATGACGGAGAATCCTTCGCATTTAGCGAGAGCATATCTTGTATCTTGGTATCGGGATTTATTGACTTTGCGAACTAATCTTACTTCATTAGAAGAAAAGAATAAAGTTTTAGATATGGTTGTTGAAGAGATTAAATCTATTGCTGAAAATAATGATGAAGTTTGGTTAGATTGGGATGAAGGACAAACACGCAAACACGCACGTTTTACGGTGCATGGCAATTACAAAACTCCTTCTTGTGATAAACTTATTTCAGAAGGATATTGTATAGGTAAATGTTGGAGGTTTCCAAATGTTGATAATTGATAGTAGAGAAAAAGAAGGTTCTAAATTAGTTAAACTCGTTGAAGAACGAGCAAGGATTCTAAATATACAAACGGAAAAGAAATGGTTAGAAATAGGAGATTATGTTTTTTCTGATGTATGTTTTGAAGCAAAATCTGTTGTAGATTTTATTGGGTCTGTAATGTCTAAAAGACTTTGGACACAGTTAGATAACATGGATAGACATTACAAGAACAATGTTGTAATTATCTATGGAGATTTATCAGAAGGAATATACAATATTATTGAACACAGTAAAAGCAAATTACCTATCGCTTCTAGAAAGATTATGTTATCAAATAAATTTCTAGGAGCAATAGGTAGAATTGTATTAGACACGGATATAAAACCCTTTTGGGTAAAGAGTGAAGAAGAAGCATCATTGATAATTACAGCGATTTGTAAAATGCAACCAATAGAAAGAGAAGTTATAAGACCACAAGTATTTAAGAGAATAAGCACCGACGATTTAAGACTTGATATTTTAACTAGCATCAAAGGCGTATCCTATAAAAAAGCAAAGGTATTAATTGATACTTTTGGGTCTGTTATGGAGATAGGAGAACAAACTAGTTTTGACATACAGAAACTAGATGGGTTTGGAAAGGTATTAGCAGACAGAATACTTAACGTATTAAATTCAGAAGATAAGGTGAAACTATGATAGATGAATATGAAATGAATGAAGAAGATTACTATGCTCAATTTACAGAAGAAATGAGCGTAGTCAAAACGGAACTACCCGCTATTATGAAAGCATGGGCTGATACCGCAACTAGTTATTCAAAATATAATGATACTCCCGCATCATTAATGTTTTTTAATTTACTAAGTTCAGTATGTAAAGACTTTGTGCATATTCCTGATGGCGATTTATCAGATGATATTAGAATTCATTTGTGTTGGATTCAAACATCTGGAACAGGTAAATCTACAATGTGGAGATTTGTCGGGCCTATTGCAAAATCTCTATACAAAAAAATTAATGAAACAGGAAAACATCCTCCAACTTTAATAGATGATGGAAAGGTAATGGACACATCTTTTGATATATTTTCTCTTGTTGATTATACTGATGCTGCTTTAATTGGCTATATGGATAAGAAACTCATTAAGAATGATGAAGATGCAGAAACTCATGGTGGAGAAATTGGTGATGTTTATTTTGAAAGAATAGCGGGTGCTTTAGAAGGAAGCGGATTGGCCCATTGGGATGAGTTTGAATATTCTGGAGTATTTAAAGAAAGCCAGCATAAATCAAGTTCTATTGTTTACTTAAATACACTAATGAATTCATTAACTGGAGAGTCATGGGTAATTAACAAGCAGTTAAAAGAAGGTGGAGAAATGTCTTGTTATTGTCAAAGAACAGTAGTATCAATGACATATCCTCCAAGAAACCTTCAAGAGATTATGGCTACAACAGGTGTTTTGCCGAGAATGGTCATGTATGTTCATGATGTTCCTTCCTTTATCCAAGATAAAATCAGAAGAGAATTGATTGGTCAGTTTGGAATTATTACTGAAAGAAAAGAACCTCCGACAGAAAGATTCGCTAATAACTTATTTGAGATATACAATCTTGTAAAAGAAAGATTTGTTGAAGTAGGTTGCGACCCTCTTAAAACTATGAATTATACTCAAGATGCTAGAGATAGATTATTATTCGAGTATGATAAAATGGATAGATATATCAAAGATGCTAGACAGGAAGTAAAAGAAATCCTTGATGTATTTATTACTCGATTAAATCAAAATCTTAAAAAGATGGCAGTTTTATGTTCTATTGCTCAATCTAGAAGTATTAAGAATAAAGATAAGAGATTCATTGTTACGGGTAAAAACGTCGAACAAGCAGGTCAGATTGCCGAAAAGTGTTATATAACCCTTGTCGCATGGCTTGAACGTAGCCTCCGTGTCCGTCGAACTTCGGTTACTGAAAAGTCAATGTTAAGCACATTTAAGACTGTTTATGTTGCTATGGAAAAAGATGAAGACGGATTCATAAGTAAAAAGGATTTCTTATCAGAAGTAAAAAGAGAAAGCAAGAAAAGTCAGGCTAGTGTTTACAACTACTTTAAATCAATTGAAAACTTATTTGAAATAGAAAAACAAGGCCGAGCAGTATTTATTAAATTTAAAGGAGAGGAAAAGAAATGAAATGGGAAAATACATACCTAGTGTTTGAAGTATCAAAAGGGCCAAAAATAATCATAGAATCATTAGATACATATGGTGCTGATGGTTGGGAATGTTGTTCTATGCTAACAGTAGCGGGCAGTAATATTGTTTGCTTCTTAAAGCGAAGAATTGATGTTGATGAAGAACCTAAAGTAGATAAAGAAACAGAAAAGATTTCTAAACTTTGGTCGCAGGATTGAGATAAATGTCAGTAATGGCTCTCGATATTGAAACAAAGAATATGTCGTATGACATAGGCGGTTTCGGTAATACTCATATGTTTCAAGTATCAACAGTCGCTACATGGGATGGGAATACTGGAACTGTTTATGTTGATGAACCCGTTGATTCTTTTGCTAAGTCTGGTCATATTGTAAAATCTTTAAGAGAACTAAAGTATGATTTAGACGAGCATTTTCAGAAAGGTGGAGTATTATTGGGACATAATATTGCCGCATTTGATTTGCCTATTCTGAAGAACTCTATGGATATTTATTGTATTAAGCAATATCTAGAAGATAAAAGATATATTGATACTAGCAGAATCTTAACCAAAGAACATGGCGAAAGATTCCCATTAAGTAACTTAGTCAAATGCACAATGAATGATTTTAAACTCATGGATAGTGCTGATGCTCCTAAGTTATGGAAAGCAGGTCAATATGATGAAGTTGTTGAGTATTGTATGAAAGATACTCAATTAGTATATGACCTTTGGAAGTATGGTCAAGACAATGGGATTGTCAAAGCATTTTCTGTCGATAAAGAAAAGTTTGTAGAATTAGAGGTGAAATGGTAATGGAAGGCTGGGATTGGTTCTTTCTTCTTGTTTTCTTAACAGTTCTCTTATTGCTTTTCTTTGCCGCTTTCGGTGGAACTAATATCACCGATGATAGCGTCGAAGATTACATGAGAAGATTGATGAGAAACAAGGAAGATGGGCAGTAATGGGATTGAAACAACAATGCCCGTATTGTGGCAATAAGACGTTAGCGAAGCGTCTATTGGGTTTTTATGTAGGTTCTCCCGAACAGGTGAAGTTGTGGGAATGTCGGGAATGTCAGAAAATTTGGTCAATTAAGACTATTTGAGGAAAGGTGGCTCTTTTGGGTCGCCTTTCCTCTTTTTTTTGGCTTTTCAAATTTACCATTTTTCATCTATTGTTCCGAGCCAAGTTAATAAAAAACCTGCAATAAAGGCTATTATTGCTAATGCTATTATTTCCATATAATCACGAATTGTGCCAATTAGTTATTTCTGTTTGTGTTGGCGGAGTTGAATATGTTGAACTCGGCCAATTAGCACTAATAAGGGTAACCGTCCTTACTCCATTTATTTTAATAGTTTTGAATATAAATGGGGCTAAGTCTATCCAATCCACCAAAGGATAATTTGTTTCTAAAAACTCTTTCATACAACCCATCATGCCACCTTCCTTATTGTAAATCCAGTATATTGTGGAGTATTATTAGAATAAGGGTCAGAACTTCCAGTATTGACTAATTTTAAATTAGCCCCTGTCCAAACCATATAGCCACTTAACTTGATTACTGTATCTCCAGTTGTTTTAATAGTAGCAGTAGTAAATTGTGCCATTCTTACAACATAGTTCAAATTGATGATATTTCTGTAATATGCATATCTATTGCTTTGGTTTCCATCACCTATTGATAAATCAAATTCTAAATTAGCATTTGCGGTATCTGCTGCAAAATAACCATATAAATTAACTTCAAATATACCTGCGCCTTTTAATGTAATGTCTTCACCCGAAAAGGTTACTACATTGGTGTCTGCCGCATATGCTGTAAAATCACCACTTGTAAAAGTATATCTTGAAGCAGAAGATAAAGTTTCATCGGAAGTTAAACCATATCTTACTAATTCATTTGTTACTGCTAAACTACTCCCATCAGTTAATCTAACGTCATTACCTGCGTCATTTGTAAAGAATAATGCATTAGGGGCTTCATTCTTAACCCATAATTGCCCTAAGGCCGCAGTATCACTTTGCGCTCCAGACTGTTCTTGAATATATAATTGATTTGCTAATTTTAAACCACTTACTCTCGCACTATTGCTTCCATCAATAAAAAATGATAATGTATCTACTCCATCGTCATTGGCATAGAACTCAATGTCTTTATCTGATTCCTTTGCTCTAATCTGAACATCTCCAGCATTACTAAATATTTCTAAAGATTCTGTATATCCAGAATTATCTCTACCAACGCTTAAAGTATTAGCGGCTTTTTCGGTTGTAAAGAATTGAACTCTTCTTGCACCATTAGAAGTAGTGGATGAATACTCCAACATAGCAATAATTGTATCTCCAGCCGTGAATTGAGCAACTCTATTAACGGCAGTAGGAACTCTTAATCTAACAACATTTGAAGAATCTACCACAATTAAATAATAACTATTATCAGATGTAGCAGTAAAAGCAGCAGCATTAAAGGTAGTTTGAGAAGAAGTATATTTTCTACCATCTCTATAATAATTACCTGCGGCAACAGTAATAATTGGGTCTGATGAACTTTGAGTAATGTTAAAACCATTAGTTGTTTTTAATGCAAAGTTTCCTTTTGTCATTTGATTTAATGCTTTAATAATTCCTGAATGAGGAAAATCTACTAAATCATCAATTTGTCCAAAGGTAATTCCTGTTCCTTCTGTGCTTATAAAAAATGGGTTATTATCTGCCATATCATTCCACCTCTAATGTTAAAAATATTTCTAAGTTTTCATTTGAAGAAAATGGCCCAATGCCATCAAAATTAACTCTTGCTAAAAGGTTAGAACTAGAATCAAAAATGCCAAATTCTCTAATTACCTTTCCTGTCATGTTAGCAGAAGAACCTTGAAAAATTGCTTGAACTTCAATTACGTTTGTGTCTGATTTAATCGCAGCAAATGTTGAAGTCGATACTGTTAATGGAACATCTAAGGTTGTAGCGGCTGGACTTGTTGAATTACCCCCTTGTCCTATTTTACCATTATTTATGGCAGTTCCTTGTATATATGTAGTTACTAATTCTTTTAATTTGTCTGTAATCATTCTAATTCCTCATCTACTAAAGTTTCGTATGTTATTGAACCACTTGCTAAACCAAAAGGAGAAGTTCCTGTATTTAATGGTATCGAGAATCCTAGTGGGAAGCCTGTGGTTGGGAATATCTTTTTTCTAACAAACAGTTTTAATTGATTAATTTTAACTTCTTCTAAGAAATCTAAACTTTCTGATTCCTTAAAAGATTCATTTCTCAATTGAGAATTAATCTTTTTATTTTGTATAATCAAATCAGCAAATCTATCTTCTAGTCCTTTGCTATATTTTCCTAATTCTAATACCATCAATCCAGTAAGTAAGTATTCTATTTGCAATACCATGTATTGAGAAAGCGGTATATTTTCTCTAGGTATTTCAACATTAATTATATCTCCTACTTTAATTTGTGAAATCTTGGAATGCCCAACAGTAATCTTTAATTTTTTATTTGATGAGGAATGTAATTTAAGTAATGCTGATGCTTCTTTATTTACATCTTCTTGTGTTGTAAGTTCAGCGTTAAATACTTCAAAGGCTTTCAAACCGACATCATTGATGCTTCTAATATCTTTTCTAATCTTTTTATGGTTTCTACCATAGACTGTAATTTGATTATAGAAGTTAAACATGTTTTTAGATTCTTCAAAATCAAATATCTGATACTCTCCCGTTTCATTAAGAACAATTCCCTTAAAGAAATCATTTGCTAATCTGTCTTTAATTTTAAATGTTCCATTTTCTTCAAAGAGAGTTAAGTCTTTTTGTTCAAGTAAGAAGTTAATTGCTGAAAATAAATCAACACCTTGATAATTAGGTGCTAAGTATAATGGGTAATCTTGATTTTCTAAATCAAATACTATGTCATTTTCTTCCATCAATTCATTGATAAGTTCTTCTGTTTCATTTGCAATTGTAGCAGTTGTTCCAATACACGCTCTAGTTGGTTCTATGTTTAAGTTTCCTCTAGTTTGAACTGTAAATGTTTCACTAAAAGATACTATACCTTTAGAAAAGAATGGTTTTGTTATTTTGCTGACTTTGCCCCTAGAAGCACCAGTAGAAACTTCTAAATTAATTTTTCTTTTATTTTCTCCATCACTAGCAAAGAAAGAATAATTTCCTTTCGGTAGAATATCATCATGAATATCGCTTCTATTTCTGATTACTAAATAGTCATCGTCTGATTGTTTATCCGTATCTAATACAACATACATTGATAAAAACCCTTCGTTTTCTCTTTTATCTTTGATTCCTTCTTGATAAAAATAAGACGATTTAATATTATATGTTTTATTCTCATTCATTACCTTTGTGTATCTACTAGATAAAAGATTAAAAGTAATATCTTCTGGAGTAAAATCATACATACAAACTTCGTTTGGCTGCATTATTCTATATGCTCTATCGTTTGTTAATTCTTTATCGGTTATTAAATAATGAGTAGTAGCAGTTGCAGGGTCTATTTCATGTGAAATCACATAAATAATATCATTTGGAAAAGTATCATTCATATACGTTACTGAATTTTCTGTTCCTACCCTTGATGAATCTTGGTCATCTTTTTCTTCTATTAAATAACATCCAGTCAAGTCTACAAATTGTAAGAATTCATTTTTTCCACTTACAGACATTGTATTTTTTCTAATATTTCCATTGGAAGAAGTAATGGTTGCATTTCCTGTTCTACTAGAAGAACTAATCCATAATCTTAATTTTAATCCTAATACAATTCCATCAACAACAAACGGCAATTCATCTGTATGGTTTGTTGCGCTTGTATCAGAAGCATCAGTAAAATCTTTAAAATTAGTATCACACTTAATAGTTTGGTAGTAATGGTCTAAGGTAGGATTGATTGCTTTTATTCTAAACTCTTCGTTTGTTTTTAATACTCCAGAAACATTTCCTTTCTCTAACTTATGTCTTCCACCATTAACTACGTCATATCTATCTAATGCAACCGCCATTGTTCCTTCCCAATAATCACCATTTGTTGAAATATTTGCCATGAATCCACCTAAAACTCTATTTTCTGAAACAGTAGAACCTTGCGTAGATATAGACGATAAAGGATGTGAAAACGGTAAAACTATTTCAGAATCGGAAGGAGTAGTAACCGCAGTAGAAGAATCAAATCGAGTTCCTTTTGTTGCTAAAAAGTCAGAAAGAGGTGGTAAAATCATCCCTAAGTGCTTATTATTGGGATTAGTTACTCTAGTGCCAAAGAAATTTTCTCCTTCTAAAATAGTCGCAACCTGATGAGAATTGTCGGTTGTTTGGACAAAAACATTACCAGTTGTTAATGCTGGAATACCACCAGTAACACCAGTATATCTAACAGCAGCAGTAAAGGTATGTTCATTGGCACTAGTTGTTGTTCCACTTTTTCTTGCTATAAAATTACCTTCTTCATCTACTATAACGTGTGTATTTGTAATGCTAACAGGATTTGTAAAATGTATTTTATTAGTATCTCCTGAACCATGTAAAGAGTTTGTTGTAGCAATATTAATTGTTCCTAAATTAGTAGTAGTAGTTCCTTGAAAGCCATTATATGCATAACTTGCAGTATTTGTAGAATATTTAGTAGTTAATTCTTTTTCTGGATTAAAAGGATTATACAAAAAGTCTACACAAAGTTCAGTTAATCTCATTATTCCAAACCTTTTTGAAGAAGTAGAGAAATCAGATGAACTTATTGGTAGCGTTTGAAAATTTAAATCTTGCAACTTAATTCTATTTCCAGTATTATCTTCTATTGAATTATCTTTTATAGAATTATCTTCTAGTAGTAAAAGATTATAGTTATCAACATTTTTAGAACCGTTAAATAAACTATCTTTTCTTAGAGAAGAATAAGGTAAAATATCTGAATTAATATAAATAAACAACCTTAAAAAGGAATTATCTATATTTTCGTAACCATTTTTCCTAAAAATGGCTGCATTATCTGAGTCTCTATCTATGCCTATTGAATATCTGCTTAGTAAATTATCTGTATGAAATATTACATCTGAATGTTTTGAACCAAAAACGTCTGCTTGTCCTCTTTCATCGTAAAACCAATGTTTATCACTAGTGTTAGTCTTGCCTCTTATAGTAATATTGGTTGAACCAGTTTTAGGTTTTATCTTGTATGCTTCACTTAAGAAATTTAAAAGACCCATTCTTTCTATATAGGTATTAATCAAATATTCATCAACTCCTGAATTTACATGACTAGCACCTCTTTTATCATAATTAAAAACACCAGATGCTAATGAATTTAATTTGTAAATTGGTTGCCCGAACTTTTTTGATATATCTTCATTTGTATCATGCACATTAACATGATTCAATGTAACTAGTCCAGTTGAAGTATTTTTAGGGTGCGGTAATGAAATAAACTTACCCGCCCATAAGTGCTTACCATTAACAAAACCTAATTCGTGATAATTTTGATTTATTTTATAAATTGTGATGCCATCGGCATAATCGTCTATGCCTCTATCTAAATGAAGTTCAGCAGTTTTAACACCATAGGAGGCATATCTACCTATTCTTCTTAATACTCCTAGTAGTTCATAATTTCCAGATTCTAATTTAAATATAGCATCTCCTGCTTCAAGATTTATCCAATCGTTACTAGTCGTTGAAGTTACGAGAATATTGTTACTTACAGTTCCACCTCTAGCAGATAAAACTCCTACTGCTGTTACTGATTGATTATCGTTAGCATTCATATATTTTGGTATTTGTCTGCCTAATGTTAATGGAACATACGGTGCTAATTCAATTTCAGTAATGCCTTCTTTAGTGTTAGTATTTACAATTTCAAAATCAATTAAAGTATTTACAGTATCAAAAGAAGAATTTGATTCGCTACCAATTTCATCCACAAATTTTGCTTGAAATTCATTTTCTTCATTTATAGATACTGGACTATTAATATGATAACCAATTGCTTTAGGATTTGTATTAATACTACTTCCGACTAAATCGTTTCCTTCTGAACCATCAGACATTGTAATTTCTTTACCACTTGTAAAGAAAACTCCTTTACCAGCAGAACCGCTTAATGAAGTAGGATTGACTGATGTTAGATGAGATGAACTTAATGCTTTGTTAAACATATAGTTTTTATCTGTTTCTACATATATTTTTTCTGAATAAACCTTTGTCAAAGCACCTGAAGTTAATGTAATTGTTTTAGGGTCGCCAGCACTAACAGTATTAACTTCTCCTATGTAACCATTAACAGTAAATAATCTATTACCTGCTACTGGTAATATGTCAAAATCAGCACCATTAACTCCTGTTGCCAAAGAAGTCGCTCCTAATGCCAATGTAAAATTAGTCGAATCAATCTGCGATAAAGTATTATATGGACTCAAAGTAGAATAAATAATATCTTCTGAAAACGCAGTATCTTTATTAATAATTGGCCCAAATAATTTACTAATATCGCTTCTTCCAGAAAGTTCTACAAAGTTTTGCGAACTTTCTTTATATGAATCAACCTTTTCAATTGTTCCAGAAAACCTCTCTACTTCTATATGATAAGAACCTAAAGAATATCTAAGCGAAGAATCAGAAGAATAACTTTGAGAATTAGAACTTAATGTAATTAGTCCATGAGTAGCATCAACAGAACTTACAGATGATTCAATAAACTCCATATCCTTTGACATTGTTTTAACATATAGTTCAGAACTTCTACCTGCAAGTAAATTAAATGAAGTTAAAATTGTATTGTCTTGATAATTGTATGCTCTTCTTTGTAGTGTTCCTGTTAAAGACATTACATTAGGAGTCGAAAAAAGTGCTTCTGTTTCTGTTCTTGCATAACCTGTTCCATTATTAGAAGGATGTTCAAATATAATAACCCATTTAGCAGAAGATGAGGAATAAGAAATGCTACTGCAAATTAATATTTGTGTTCCTATTTTAACTTCGTCTCCTGCGTTTATAAATAAACTTGGGTCAGAATAATCAGTTTTAACAAAATATCTTGGGTCGCTTGCTCCACTAATTAATGAGTCTATTTCCATTTTCATATCAACGAATTCATTTAAATCTCCAGTAAATACTCTATGTCTAACTCTATACTTATCAAATTCTTTAATTTTACTTGTAAGCATTCTGCTAGGATTCATAATCTTGGTTTCACAAAAACCTCCACGATTTCCAATAGATTGTTCTAATTTATTATCAATTACATTATTTAATACATTTACTTTTGTTGGAGAAAAATCATAATGTAAATATCTAATCGGGCCTTCATTGACAATGACAGACGTTGGATTTATTAAATCATCACTATCTCTTCTAGCATTAGGGAATGCATCATCATAATCAGTATAATCTAAACTGTTAATGGTATTGCCTTCATTAGAAGTATGTGTGCTTGGATTGTCTAAATCTTTTAATTTATCAACCAATGTTAATTGCATAGAGTATTTACTATAATCTAAAATTTTATTTGAAAACTCCTGTTCTGTAATAAAAGTATATTGTTCTGAACTAGAATCTAGCGTGGTCGTTCCCCCACTATCTGTTTTATTTAACCTAACAAAATACTTAGTATTATGGTCTAATTCATTCTTCTTATTTAGAGAAGATTCTAACAAATGAAACAAAGGAGATGAAACAACAAGAGAGGCTTTTAGGTCTTGCTTAATCCCTGCTGAAAAGGCAATAGCAGTAGTAGTTTTAATTGGGCCTTTGAATAACATAAACTTTGTATCTTTAGGTATTTCTTTACCTAATGCTGGAGTAAATTCAAAAGCATCTCCAGCCACATCTTCTGTAATAATGTCTGTTACTCTTGCAAAATGATGTTTTAAATGGTCATCTGAATGTATTAAAACAAAGTAATGGTAATCACTATCATAATTACCACCTGTTAATTGAACCCCTGTCGTAGTAATAGAATCATAACATTTAATTCTAAATCCTTTTGTAGTTTGTAAATTGTTTCTTTCTGTATTTTCTGTCGATGTTCCAACTTCTACAAAGGTTTCGCTTGATGTAGAATCATCAGGATAAATTAAAGTAAATAATCTATCCGTAGAACTAAAACTGGTGTTCGATTCAATTAGAGGATTAGTCGGAGTATTATAGCCATTTGCTTGGCTAATATCAGTTTCACCTTTTTGAAAGACTTTTATTGCCATTATAAATCAATCTCCTCAAATCTAAGATAAAGTAACGTGTTATTTAAACTTGGTAAAAGAGTTTCTTTATTTGTAAATGTTGTTTTAGGAAAATTTAAAATAGACATTTCATGCATTTCTCCCATAAACTGTTTATTTACAATTGCTGAATTAGCACCAGTAGCACCAGCACCCATAGCACCAATAAAACTATCTGTTCTTGTAAAAGCAAATGTTCCTGATTGAGTATGT